ACAGCCACCTTAACCGGGTGGTTATTTTTATGCAAATAAAAAGCCGGCAAAAGCCGGCCGTAAAAACTAATTATCTTTATCCAACTTTTTTTTCACGTCGTCAACGGTATCTTCAACCTTTTCCTTGGCATCGTCAAGCTTCCCCTTGACTTTCCCAAGAACGCCCTCTGCTTTTCCTTGTGCTTCTCGGGCTTTATCACCAGTAACTTTACCTTCGACTTCCTTGGCCTTACCGGAGATCTTGTCTTTAGCACTATCGACTTTACCATCTAAACTCATAGATATTACCTCCTTTATGGTGTACATACATTATCACATGTTAATTCGCTCATTTCAATATCTTTTGCTGTTATCAACTAATTAATAATTTATGGAGGTGATTACATTGTCAGCATATACGCGTCGCCATCGCGACCAGTCATACTACAACAAATACAAGCGAGACCCGATCGCCAACGCGTTCTACCAATCGCAAGTGTGGGAGCATATGTCAGCACGAGTCAAGGCCGAGTCGTATAACACGTGTGCTATCTGTGGTCATACCTATGACCAGCCAGGCAAGCTAATCACTGACCACATCGTACCGTTGCGAGTTGACAAGCGTAAGCGACTCGACCGCGACAATCTCTGGTGTCTTTGCCAGGAAGACCACTACTGGAAAACGAAATTGGAAAGCCAAGTATATCAGTCAGAATCATTAATCGAGAATCTCGACACTGCCAAGCGTTGGGATGCTAACGAATGTAAGAAGTGGGTGCTTGAACACTCTTGAATTAGATAAGGATGAAGGCGGTAGGCAAAATGCAGTATTGTTCTATTGTGCAGCATGCCATCATCGGGGTACTTTAGTGCCAGAGAAAGATATGAATCTGATTCATGTAGCCGAATAACTGATTAAAGGAGCTGTGATGGCTCCTTTTTTCATGCCCAGAATGGAGATGAGTACATGGGCAAGACTCTATATAAGACATGGCAGGAAGCAGACCACTTGGCAATGCTACAAGGCTGGGCCCATGACGGACTGACCGATGAGCAAATAGCCCACAACATTGGCATTCGTCGCACAACTCTCTACGACTGGAAGAAACGTTATCCGGACATTGCCGACGCCCTAAAACACGGCAAGGAGGTTTCAGACTACGAAGTCGAAAACGCCCTATTCAAACGTGCAATTGGAATGGTTACCGTCGATGAGGTCACGGAGCTGATTAGTCGTAACGAAGCTGCCATCAAACTGGATCGTGTTGCTTATGCGAAAAAGTACAGAGAGGAACATCCCGACACTCCATACGCATACGCTGCGCAACTTGCAAAGGCAAAAGTTCCGACGCAGGAGCTTGCGGTTACCAGGAAGACCAAGCACGAGTTGCCGCCTGACACTACGGCCCAAATATTTTGGCTCAAGAACCGGCGGCCTGACCTGTGGCGTGACCGGCGGGAGGTTGCCAACCAGGTGAGCGGGCATCTAGACGGGCCGGACATGAGCCATCTCACCACGGCCCAGCTGATGGCTATCGCCAACGCGGAAGTTGATGATGACGATGACGGTTAACGTTGCGCTTAAGCGGTACGCCCAGTATGAGCTAGCACGGCGAGATTTCTTCGAGTATGCCCATCTGATGGCGCCGAGCTTCTACCAGCGCAAGCGGGAGTACCTCATCAGCCTGTGTCGTGACCTGCAGGACTTTGTAACAGGAAAGGATAACGTGCTGGTAATCAACCTTCCACCTCGTCACGGGAAGTCCCGCACGGCCAGCATGTTTGTGGAGTGGTTGCTTGGTCGCAGTCCTAGCACCAAGGTCATGACCGGCTCATACAACGAGACACTATCGACGACCTTCTCCAAGGCGGTGCGTAACACGATTCAGGAGGTTAAGGCTGACCCGGCGATTCCTGTGTATGAGGATGTATTCCCCAAGACACACATCAAACAGGGCGACGGGGCCATGAACATGTGGGCTCTCGAAGGTGGCTACAACAACTACCTGGCCACCAGTCCAACTGGCACGGCCACTGGGTTTGGTGCTGACATTGAAATCATTGATGACCTCATCAAGAACAACGAGGAGGCCAACAACGAAACAGTCTTAGACAAGCAATGGAGCTGGTTTACTGACACCATGCTGACCCGACTCGAGACAGGCGGCAAAATCATCATCATCATGACGCGGTGGAGTTCGCTAGACCTAGCAGGCCGTGCACTAGCACAGCTACCGGGTCTAGGCTACAGCGTTAAGCACGTCAATATGAAGGCGTTGCAAGACGATGGCACCATGCTATGCGATGACGTACTGACCCGCGAGGAGTTTGATCGGCGATACAAAACGTTGTCTCCGGAGATTGCCGCAGCCAACTACCAGCAGGAGCCAATCGACCAGCAAGGCCGACTGTACAAGGGATTCAAGACGTACAACCAAGTGCCGATGGACGACGTGGGCAAACCACTATTCACCGGCATTTACTCATACACCGATACCGCGGACGAAGGCTCCGACTGGTTGGCAAGCTATGTTTTCGGCCTATACAACGGCGAGGCATACATCTTGGACGTCACATACACGCAAGCGCCAATGGAAGAGACGGAGCCGGCCGTGGCACAGATGTTTTACACCAACAAGGTCAATCAGGCCACCATCGAAAGCAACAACGGTGGTCGCGGATTTGCGCGTGAGGTGGAGAAGCTGTTGCGCGACCAAATGCACAGCAACCTCACCGTCATTCAGTGGTTCCACAATAATAAAAATAAAAACGCCCGCATTATCAGCAACGCGCCGTGGGTCATGCAGCACATCTACTTTCCAGCCAACTGGCGCGACCGCTGGCCGGACTTGTTCCATATTCTCACTCGGTACCAACGTGCCGGGAAGAATGCACATGACGACGCCCCAGACGCACTGACGGGCATTGCAGAAATGATTAACGACCAGATTACGTACAGCGACCGTCCTAGCTTGGAAGAACAAGAGGCGCAACTACGTAACATGGGATTCTAAAGGAGGCATTACACGCATGGCAGAAACCGAAGACATCAACGCGCACCTGTGGTCACTACCGGGCAGTAGCCCATTTCAGGTCACCACACCATTGCGCATGCTTGATGGCCACCGCTTCTCGTTTTACAGCAACCGGCAATTCAAGATGCCGACCGACGTGTACGAGCATGCGGCAAGTGATCCGGACGCATTGGCAGCAATCGCCACGAAGTTTATCACCGAGCATTATCACGAGCAGGTGTACCGCATCGTGGCGCTCGAGCGATATTATAGTGGTGATAACGACATCCATTACTGGTTTGCCAACAAGGCACGCAACCGGGCGGATAACCGCATTGCCAGTGCTATCACGTCGTACATCACCAACATCCGTGTTGGCTATACATTCGGCACGCCCCTGAAGTTCACATACAACGTGGACGAGGACGAGGGCAAAAACGCGGGTGAAGACCTGACCAAGGCACTAGATGCATTTAACCAGCGCAGTGATGAGCCATACCACGAGAAGATCATGAAGAAGCGACTATCCGTGACAGGCCGCGCCTATGAAATCTTGTATGTGCGGCCAGACACCAACGACCCGATGGTCAAGCCGATTGACCCGAGCAACGCTTTTGTAGTGTATGACGCGACCATCGAGCAACACAGTCTCTTTGCCGTGTACTACTACCCAGTCCGCTTTGATGGCGACGACACCTGGTACGTGACCATCTACACCGACGAGAACACCTACTACTACAAGCCGATGAGCTCACCAACGTCCGAGCTAGTCTTTGACCACGCCGAGCCACATTATTTTGACGCAGTACCAATCACTGAGTACATTAACAATGACGAGCGCATGGGTGATTGGGAGCGTGAGCTAGACGCCATCGACGCATACGACCGTAGCATTTCCGAGATGGCAAACAATCAGGAAGACTTTAGTAACTCCGTTCTGGTGCTAACCGGGGATGTCGATACGCCGACGCACAAGGACGCAAACGGAAACGTGGTCAAGGACCAACCGTCAATCGACAGGCATTCCCTCATCATGTGGCTCAAGCCACGTATTGTAGGTGGAGGCCTGTCCGGGCAAGGTACAACGGTCATCACACCAACAGCGCAGTACCTCACCAAGTCCCTGCCCGCGAACGATTGGAAGATTTACACGGACGCGCTGATGGAGTCTTTCCACAAGTACACCAACACGCCGGACGTCAACGACCAGAACTTTGCCAGTAACGCTAGCGGCGTGGCTATGTCGTACAAACTCTGGGGTAGCGACCAAGAGCGTGCGATTCAGGAGAGCTTGTACCAGCGTGGACTCATGCGGCGCATTCGATTGCTGACCGCGTACTGGCAGAAAGTGGGCGCGGTACCTGCTACCGACGACCCTAACCACATCACGCCGAAGTTCACGGCCAACCTGCCGAAGAACGACGCGGAGACTATCACCACGTTGACCGGCCTGTCCAACACCGGCGACTTTAGCAAGGAGACCATCCGCGAGATGGCAACCGGCGTCACCGGGGTAAAGCCAGCCGAGGAGGCTAACCGGGTGCGGGAAGAGCAAGACGAGGATCCGACCATCAGCTTTGCTTCGCCGTTTGACGCGCAACCTGGTCAAGGTGTTGCGGTACAACAGGACAGTAAACCTGACGATCAGCAACCGGATGACGCTAAGCCGGCAGATGACGCGGGTCAAGTACCAAGCGGCGGCAAAAAGCCAGTAGGTGGTGATGGCAATGGCGAAGCATAGTGTCAGCGCATTAGCCAAAGAGATATACGGTGCGAGTGACGACCGGGTAAAGCAACTGCAACAGCTATACACGGCCACGCAGACGCAAATCGTCCAGCTGATAGATCACTTTATCGCGGACGACCGCAACTGGACGAGTAAAGCCCCGGCCAGCGAAGTGCGCGCCTTTATGCAGCAGCTCCAAGCGCTGGCCGACAGCGCGAGCGATGATAGCGCCAAGAAGCTGATGGACGTCACCTTTAACGGCAAGCCGGTCCCGAGCACAAACGGTGACTTGCTGAATGCCAGCATCAACTACGCAATGATTAACCTAGCCCTAGCCAAACAGCGGCAGGTCAGCGACGTATATCAGTCGGTCCCTAATCAGGTGTACGACAACAAGTACAGCAAGCCAGCAAGCATTCCGAAGGGTACCGACCTAAACGCGGCTACTAAGTCTGCACCGGTGTACACGGAGGCTGAACAGAGTGACGCGCTCAAAAAGGCTAACGACGTATTAGGCCGTGTGAGCCTCGTACAGCATGGTACGACCACACACGAGAGTTTGACCACGCCAACCCACAAAACGTCGTCTACCCCACAAAATGGGGCAAATTTGCGGCGTGCAGTGAGCCCGACACCCGGAGGCCGACGATATACGCCGGCACTCACACGGCAGACGCTATTTAAAATCAAGGCCAATTACTACAAGGGCACTGACCCATACAAGGCCATCAACGAGGCCGCGTCGCAAGCCATGCTAAAGCTCAATCATTTGGTCGAGCAGGCCGTGCGTAATCATCAGAAGCCGCAGGACTACACACAACAGGTTATGAGGTTGCTGACCGGCGGTGGCACCAAATCAAACGGCGACATGGGAAAGGCGGCCAGCCTGATTCGGACGCAGGCCGCGCACGTGTATACGCAGAGCAAGCTAAGCCGCTTTAGTGATAACGGCGCCACCCAATACCAAGTGGTGGCCATAGACGCAGAGAGCACATGCGACTACTGCGAGAACGATATGGACGGCACCATCTTTAACATCGATGACGCGGAGCCCGGGCTTAACTGCCCGCCTTTTCACCCAAACTGTCAATGCGACATCATCGAAGTTCCATCAGATAACTACGAGCACGCAAGCATGGTCGATTGAGGCTGTGCTTTTTATATGCCCTTAAACGCTAAAGCGGGCGTAAAAGAACAGGCGGAAATAACGGCCGACGGGCCGTAAACGGAGGTAGTAACCATGGACGAAGCAAACAACGGAGCAAACGCACAGCAGGACGCACAATCACAAGCAAATACAGCCGGTAGCACGGCCGCGTCTGGTGCCGCACAAAGCGCGGGCCAAGCAGGACAAAACAACCAGAACGCAAACAGCGCCGCAAGCGGTGCTGGTACCATCACGACCGAGCAAATGAACGAGATCATCACCGAACGGCTAGGGCGACAGCGTGAGAAGTTGCAGAAGGAATCGGACGAAACGATAGCCAAGAAGGTCAAGGAAGCCCTCGAACGGGCCAACATGACACCAGAACAGCAAGCGGCCGCTGAACAAGACGACCGCGACAAGGAACTGAATCAGCTCAAGGCAGAACTGGCACGTCGTGACCGTAAGGAACACGCCACCAGTGCCGCCCAAGCTGCCAAGATTCCCGCTGAACTGGTGCCATTCCTGACCCGAGGCACGGACGAAGAGACCGACAAGGCCATTACTGACTTCGGAAAGGCGTTTAGCTCCGCTGTCCAATCGGCCGTGGAAGAACGCATGAAGGGACATGGCACACCTGGCGTCGGCTCTCAGACATCTGGCAAAAAGCCAGATGACTTCGGAGCCCGTCTGGCTAAGGCATATGCCCCAAGGAGTGTTGAGCACTCATATTTCAGCAAGTAGACAAGGAGGAATAACGCATGAGTGAAATGCGCACATTTGGCGCAACTACGCAGATTTTGGCATTTGTGGAACCACAGGTGTCTGTCAGCGTGATTGTCGCGGCTGGTGACGTCCAAGCGAATGCACAAGGTCACAAGATTATCCCTGCTGGTACACCAGTCGGGGGTGCAGACAATGTCCTGGAGGAGGACGGCTCCAAGCAAGTAGCAGTTGCCACTGATGCAACCGCACGCGGGGTATTACTGCACGATGTTGATGTTACTAGCGGTCAGGGCAACGGGACGATGTTGATTTTCGGTTTCGTCAACCTGAACCGCATTCCGAACGTAACCATTCCGGACGCTGTCAAGACGGCATTGGACGGCAAGGTAACGTTCCTGGCTCGCAACTAGAAAGGGGCTTAACAAATGAACGGATCTATTTTTGACCTAATTCAGGCCCAAAATGTTGTGGCCTATTACCAGAATTTTCCGCAGTTAGAACCGCCATTCCTTGGGGATGAGTTGTTCCCTGCAACCCAGCAAATGGGTATGAACCTTGAATTTTTGAAGGGTGCCAACAACCAGCCTGTCGCACTGCAACCCGCGGCTTTCGACACGAAGGTCATTCCTCGGCCACGTGAAGGCTTCACAGAGTTCCGTGACAAGCTTCCATACTTCAAGGAATCAACGTACATCGACGAGGAAATTCGCCAACAGTTGATCATGGTACAGAACTCCAACAACCCGGCATACCAGGATATGGTGATTAACCACATCTTCCAAAACGCCACGCAACTGATTAGTGCTGCGGGTATTGCCCGTGAAATTTTGCGTATGGAGGCATTGACAACTGGTAAGGCGACCGTTGAAGGTAACGGCGTGTTTAAGCAGTACGACTACTTTATGCCGGATTCCAACAAGGTCACTGCCAAGAAGGCATGGGACCAAGCGGACTCCAACCCATTGGCCGACATTCGCGACGCTAAGCAGGCGATCAGCTACTCAACTGGGGCAACCATCACCCGCGCTGTAATGAATCAAGCTACGTGGAATACTCTGCTAGCCAACGAAACTATTAAGGCTACGTTGCTGTCTAGCTCTGCAAATGCGTCTGCTGCTGTGGTTCTGGACGGTCAGCTGACCACGTTCCTGCAGTCCAACACGGGCATTACCTTCGCCGTATACGACAAGGGTTACAAGGACGCGTCTAACAAGCTGCACCAGTACATTCCAGACGGCATGGTTGTCTTTCTGCCAGCCGGTAACCTTGGTAACACAGTCTTTGGTACAACTCCAGAAGAAGCTGACCTGCGTGGTTTGTCTGTCGCTAACGTTGCACTGACTGACACCGGTGTTGCGGTCACGACCATGGCCCAGCCTGATCCTGTTAGCGTTGAAACTAAGGTATCCCAACTGGTCGCACCATCCTTCCCGCTGGTCGACAGCGTATACGTACTGTCCGGCCTGATCACGCCCCCAAAAGCGTAGTGCCTGACTCCGGCACCGACGATGGTACCGGGGAATCAGGCGAGACAACGCCGCCAGCCGCTAATCCAGCAACCGGTATCAAGATGAGCCAGGCGACCGCCTCGATGAAGGTTGGCGATACTAAGCAGGTGACTGCAGTAGCTGACCCGGCTAATGCTGATGATGCAGCTAATGTTAACCAGGCAGTCAAGTATGCGTCTAGCGACGACACTATCGCAACCGTAGCCGCAGACGGCACTATTACGGCCCTTAAGGAAGGCACTGCCACTATCACGGCATCCAGTGGTAGCTTTACGGCTACGGTCAAGGTTACTATCGCGGCCGCAGCATAAGGAGGTGGCCTGAATGGCAACTGACACCCAAAATGAAGTCCTAGTTGACGTCCAAACGGCATTGGACATTGACACGGCAGACGCAGCCAAAATCAAGACGATTAGTCTATATATAAAACTGGCTTGCAAATCCGTGGCTCTAGTCACAGCCGAGACCTGGGACAACCTACCAGGTGAGCTAAGCGGGGTCGTCACCGAGATGGCCCTGGCTAAGTTCGCTAAGCGCGGCGACGAGGGTAAAACCTCCAGCGGCGAGGAAGGGCTGTCTGCCAGTTGGAATGTGGACGACTTATCACCGTACATGACCCAGCTCAAGGCGTACAAGGACGCCAAGGACAGCGGCGGCAATCTCAACGAATCGGGGATGGTGATGAGCTTTGACTAGTACACGAGACGTGTATCTGTTGGCAGCATACCAAAAGCCATCTCCGCGCAACGCACACGACACCGTGACCGGCTACAAGGTGGTGGACACCATCAACTTTGCCAAGGTCAACAACACGGGACCACAGCTCCAGAAGAGCCTGTTTGCTGGTGATGTGTACAGCGACGTGAAGACGGTGGTCGTACCTGGTCACCCCAAGGCTGACCGACTGGCCTTTGCTGATGAGTATGACCCGGATAACGAGACCGGCATTGTTTATAACGTAACTCTAATTAGACCGCACTCAAATGTGACGGCCTTTTTTGCGGTCAACACTAAGGCGACGCTACTAAAAGGTGGTGTCTAGTCATGACCAATTGGGTAGAGGTTGGCCGCAAGCTACGGCCGGTAATCCAGTACCGCACCGAAGCCAAAGGCGTGGAAAAGTTGGACGCGTACGCGAACCTGTTTGATCTCGCCGGCCTCAACGAGACTGGGCGCAAACTCCATCAGGCACGCGCTGACATTGACCGCAACCTGCAAAACCTGCTCCATCACATGGGGGCATTAGCCGTCGAAGAAGCGGTAAAGCAAGAGCGCGGCATGGTCGGTCATGGCCGGAGCGGGTACGTACCTACTGGTAATTTAATGCGGTCGATTGATCAGCACGATGACGACGGAGTGACCCAGGTCTATCCGGACGCCACCGCGTCTGATGGTGAGACCGAGTACGGCGGCTTTGTGGAGACCGGCACCCGCTGGCATCCTGAATCCACACCGTACATGGCGCAAGCAAACGCCACACTGCAAAAACGCACACAAGAAGAATTGGACGGTCTAGCGAAATTCGTGTTTGGGGGTGAGTAGATGGCCGACGAAGAGATGTTACCTAGCACTGATTTAGTGCTGGGCATTAAGCGTGCCATGGCCGAGCTAGCCAACACGGTGATGACCGCACAGGAAGTCACGCAAGCCGATAATGCGGGCTCGCAAATCGAGTATCCGCTTATCGTGGTGCAGCTTCCAATCAAAAACGACACGGCGGACTACCGCAATGCCCAGGTCGGCCGCTACACCGCGGAAGTAGACCTATACTGGCCTGCAGGTGAGCAGTTTGACCTACTGGACACGCTGGACGAGGCGGAAAACACACTCAAGCGTCTGCCGCTGTACCAGCACCCATGTATGTACGTACGCGGGACTGCCAGTCGTACCCAGCCGGTCACCGACACCACGACAGCCGTCACCTTACTACACGGAACTATTTCACTGACGTACCAAATTTACGAAATTTATCTAACAGGAGGAAAAGTTAATGGCTGATGTATCATCCGGCAACGTTGGCACGGTTCAACCTGTACTTGCCGATAAAATCATTTACTACTACAAACTCGACACTTGGCCAAAGGATCACGTGGCTAACATGCTCGGCTTGCAGGGGGCATCGTCTGGTACTAACACGCGTACCGTGACTAGTACCGCGTTGAAGCAGACCAACATCAAGACGATGGGGTCCAACACATCCCAGCGCACGGTGGCTGCTTATTTCCAAAAGAACGACGGTATTTATCAGGACATGGAGAAGGCCCAGCGCTTTGGGATCACGGTGCACTTGTACCGGGTCGACCTCAACACTGTTTCTGGTGCCAGCCCCACCCGCACGGCCGAGGTTGAGTACTCACAGTGCCTGCTTGGTGCTTTGCCCCCACAGGAAGCACTGGCCAGTATCTTTAACGCTTCTCTGGCATTTGAAGTCCAGGGCCAGCCAGTTAAGGGCGTCCTCTCCGAATCTGAATTCGAAGAAGGCGCCTTTGACTTGGGCGAAGCTCTGTACGGATTGATCGCTCCTACTAGCGCTGGTGGTGCTACTGACAGCACCTACACCAACGCCAATGCTGCCAAGCCAACTCGTGAGGAGGGCGATGACAAGTACATGAATCCAGAGCTCAACTCATCCGTGCTGAATTTTGGCACTGGGTCAAGTGCTGACACGTCTCCGGCAAGCACAGCAGCTTCATCTGCACCATCTAGCGCAGCTTCTAGTGAAGGTAAGTAATTGAATTAACGGCGTGACACGCCATCTTGATGGCAGGCGTTGGCCTGTCATCTTTTTTTATTAACCGAGGAGGTAAAGAATATGCAACTCACAATTGGCAACAAGGACTACGACGTGAAATTCACGTTTGCTAGCCTGCTGGCTTGGCGCGACTTGGCTAAACAAGACACTGACAGCAAGGGTCTGGATGATAGCGGCGTTTATGATCACCTGTTTACTGGCTTAGCAAACGACAATCCAATGGCCGCTACGCAAGTACTGTATGGCGGTTTGGCACACATGAAAACGCGGCCTAGTTTCCAGAAGGTGTTCGACGCAGTCAGCGATTTGCTGAATGACATGACTGCCGAGGAACTGTGTACCAAAATCGTCGGGGAAATTGGTGCCGCAGGTTTTTTCAAAGCCCAGCTACACCAGTGGATGACGACGCTGGAAAGCGCACGTTCGGTGGCGCAGGAAATGGGCAAGCAGATGGACGTACCGGGCAAGGATGCGACCAAGGAAGAGCTGGACAAGTACAACGAAACGATGTACCAGCTAGGCTATCAGGAGAGCACCGCGCGGACGTTATTCGACGCAATGTCAAGCAAAATCAATGGTACCGAAGCTACCTCGTCGCAGCCCGACAGCGAGCAGGAATAACCAGCATTGCCGATTTTGACCAGCTAAATCCTTACCTCCTCGACGCAATGATTGAGGGCAAAGAACGTGCTGACCTCGACGACGCTGCACGCACAGCGTCGCTGAACGGATTACTGGTGAGCCCGGTATATCTGGCTGATATGGACGACCAAGCCTCGCAGACAGTCAATAACGCTCTGCAAGATTACATGGACAAGTGGGAAGCCGAGATTAAGCACGACCACCGGGACATTAACGACCAGACCCTGCGGCAGGAAACTGCACAGGCGGACGCTTTCGCCCAGGTCTTTGCCATGCGTAAATCCTTGAAGAGAGGAGGGAAAAATTAGTGGCTATTTACGATAACGTCTTTCGATTCACCATCGATGGCAATGCAGAGAACGGGCTGCGGGCCATCTTGGGCGAGTACGAGAAGCTAAAAAATGCGACCGGCGCGGCCAACGACATGGGCCATTTTGCGGAGACCATCAAGACGTCCAGCAAGTCGGCCGAGGGTGCGGTTAGCGCCCTGCAAAATGAAGTCAAAGACCTGCCGGCCGATAAGCGGCTCAAGATTGAAGCCGCCACTAGCGAAGCCAAGAGCGGCATTAAAGACGTCAACGAGTCGGTAGACAAGCTGCCGAAGTCCAAGCAGGTAATCGTGCGGACCGAGACCACCAACGCCAAAACGGGCGTGCGGGAAGTCAAGGAATCACTCGAGAACCTACCAAACAACACCAAGGTCAAGGTATCGGCCAACACTACCGGTGCCAACGAGGCCTTGAAGGGCACACAAAAGGAACTGGCCGAGACCGGCTCTAAGGCCAAATCTACGGGTAGCATTCTGGGCGGTGCCTTTGGTGGCACGTTGATTGCTAACGGGCTATCTACGCTAGGCTCCAAACTGGTTGAAGTAACCAAGAATGGCCTTGAGCTAGCCGAGCAAGGCGAACAGACCGAACGTGTCTGGGAGAACTTGGGTGCGGGGTCCAAGGGCGCGGCTGAAATGTCGGCTCAGATGGTTGACCTTCGTGCCAAAACCGGATATGCAGCCGGTGACATCAAGAAGATGCAACAGCAATTCTATGGTCTGACCGGTAGTGTGGACAGCGCCAAGAACCTCACCGAAGCACTGGTGGGGGTTGGTGTCGCGTCCGGATTGTCCGGTGACAAGGTAGGCAAGCTAGTCCGTTCAATGGGCCGGCTATTCTCATCTGACAGCGTGACGTCCTCACAGCTTGCTCGGATAGAGACGCAAGCGCCAAAGATGGGCAGCGCACTGGCCGCGGCTGCTGGCATGAGTCAAGACGCGTTTAACAAGATGGTATCGGACGGCAAGCTCACCGGATCCGCGTTTGAAGACCTGGTTGAAAAGGTGTCCAAGCAGTCACCCGCCGCGTTTTCGGTCTTTGGCAAGACCGGACAAGGTGCCATCGCCCAGATTAAGGGTAGTTGGATCAGCGCCCAGTCTGTCTTTGGACAGAAACTAGTCGACACCCAAAAGACTGGTCTTACCGACGTCGCCAACTTTATGAAGTCTAAGGACTTCCAAGGGTTACTGGGCGACGCCGCAGAAGGCTTGGGCAAGATTGCTGACAAGATTGTTGACGTTCTCCGCTACGTCGAGAAAAATAAAGGTTCCATATCCGAAATCGCCAAGGCTACCGGCTCAATCATCACGGATCTGGCCAAGGGCGCATGGGACCTCGTAACTGATTTCTTGCACACAGTAACTGGCACCAAGACCGGCGGAATCAAGGGCGTAGCCGAAGCTATGCGAAAAATAGCGGAGCACCACTCCGAGATTGAGACCGTTGGCAAGGTGCTGATTGCTTTGTTTGCCGCGTCGAAGGTCAACAGCCTGTACAAGGACTTAGCCGGACTCGCTGGTATTAGCGGTAGTAAGGGCATTATCGGTGACCTGATTAAGCTGGGTGCTTCGGACGTATTTACTAAGGCTGGCGCATTAAAGGGGCTTAAGAACCTTGGCACAAGTGCCGGCAATCTTACTAAGGGTGTTGGTAAAGTTACGGCGACAGTAGCCATCGCTTACGATGCAGTCACTGATATTGCCGACCTCAAGAAGGCCTTTAGTAAGGGTGGCAAGATGTCCGATAAATTCACCTCGGTTGGTGAGTCCGCCGGCACGCTTATTGGCGGCGGCATTGGGGCATTCTTTGGCCCTGGTGGTGTTGCCATTGGTGCAACGATTGGTAAGGCGGCCGGCAAGTGGGCCGGTCAAGCGTCAAAGGAATTTACGGACGGCTGGAACAAGGCCGGTCGTGGCGCAAAGCCGCCTGAAGGACTGATTCCCAAGGCCGGTTACTATGCCCGCAAGGCCGGAGACGCGGTCGTAGAGTACACCAAAAACATGGGCAAGGCCGTGAAGAAGTACGGGCCAACCGTGCTCAAGGCGTTTACCGGTATCTTTGGCGGTGTTGCCACGTGGTTTCTGACTGACACCAAGGCCGGTAAGGCTGCTACCAAGTGGGCTCAAGGCTTCGTCCAAGACGTAAAAAAGAAGGGGCTCACCAAGACCATCAGTGACGACTACGACAAGCTAAGCAAGTCCGTGGCCACCACGTACAACAAGATGGCCAAGAACACGACCAACTGGTTTAACGACCACGAGAAGGCTACCAAGAAGTGGGCTAGCTCACATGCTAAGGACTGGTCCAAGGACTGGAACGGCTTCAAAGATTCGATGGGCGATAAGCTTAACGACATGAAAGATGGTGCCTCAAACTGGGGCTCCAACGTCGAGAAGTGGCGGAGCAAGTGGTCGTCATCGTTTGGAAAGAGCTGGTCAAGTCACTGGAACAGCGTCAAAAACTGGATGGGCGATTCCTTAGACAGTGCACGTGATCACGCAGGCTCATGGGGCACTAGCCTCAACAAGTGGTGGGGTTCTTTCTCCACCGGCTTTGGCAAAGGCTGGCGCTCCATGTGGTCTGGGCTTGGTGATTTCTTCAGCAGCATTTGGGACGGCATCAAGGACACCGCCAAGAGCGCGATGAATGTCTTAATTGGCATTATCAATGGTGGGATTGGTGGCATTGATACCGTCATCCACTTTTTTGGTGGCAAGAAAGAGACCATCAAGAAGATCCCTAAGCTGGCAACTGGTACTGGCTACCACTCCGGTGGCTTAGCCATGGTCAACGACCAACCGGGCCCACTGTACAAGGAACTGCTGGAAGACACGTCTACCGGGCAGCTTGGTATGGCAGAAGGTCGTAACACTGTTCTCGACCTCAAGCCTGGTACCAAGGTCTACACCGCGGCCCAGACGCAAGCCATCATGTCGATGGCTGGCATGCCGCACTACGCTGGTGGTACTGATGGTGAGGGCTTCTTCGACAAGTTTATCGACACGGCCAGCGGCTTTATCAAAGGCGCAGCGGAGAAGATTAAGCAGATTGCCGAGTACGTCGCGCACCCAGTGCAGGCGGTCGAGAAGCTGTTCGACAGCAAGACCAGCTTCCCGGGCACCGGTATCGGGTCCATGTTCCAGGACGGATCGCACTACATGATCAAGCAGGGTGAGAGCTGGTTTAAAGGCTTGTTCTCCGCCCTCAAAGATGGGCTGGACTTTGGCAGCGCCCGGGGCAACTACAACCCGGAGATGATTGAGAAGGCCGCGCGGGCAATGAAGGTTGACCCGTCGGCTTCCTTTATCAAAATGCTGCAGGCGACTATCCAGTCTGAATCTGGTGGTCGCAACGTGGTCCAGCAAATCCACGATGTGAACTCCGGCGGTAACGAGGCCCGAGGCATTTTGCAGTACACGCCGGGCACATTCCGGGCCTTTGCGGTTCCGGGCCACACCAACATCATGAATCCTTACGACCAGTTGCTCGCGTTCTTCAACAACTCCGACTGGCGTAACTCAATCGGGCGCACGACCATCTGGGGCGTTAACAAAATCGATTGGCTACATTCGGGGCCGCAAGGTCACCGGCGTATGGCCAACGGTGGCAAACTGACGCACCCAGAAGTAGTGCTAGCCGGTGAAGATGGCGATGAATGGGTGGTTAACCCAAGCAAACCAAACGCCATGCACTTGGTCGCCGGTCTAATGGCTGACATCCAAGCCAAGCAACCGCACGCCACACTAGCCGCGCCTGCATCAAGCACGGGTGCAACATTTCGGCCAGCGCCTGTTGTGCAGAGCGACAGTGCGGCTGGCGGTAGCAGCTTGCTGGGCATGGTTTCCAAACTGGTAACCGCCACTCAAGCACTGCTCGACAAGGACACTGACATCTATCTTGACCGGCAAAAGGTCACGAAGGAAGTCAACAAACAAAGCAAAGCCGACGTCAACGTTTTGACGGCTCAAGGGGGATGAGGATAATCACCGTACAAGTTTTAAGCACCATTGCGGACAAGCCACACGCTTACCGCTTTAACGAGACTGACAACTGGCTGATGTTTGACCCCTACGAGGTCGCCATCTCGGCCAACGGTACCAACTGGCGTAGTAGCTATGACGAGCCTGACCTTAAGGACATCTACTGCTACGGCGTCGACATTGCCAAGGCCACGCCGGTCGACACCCTCCGGACGTTTTCCGGGACCGATGGGCAGACGATTGACTCGACGCGGTACGAAACGCGCGCCATCACGGCTCACTTTCTGGCGAAGGCCATCACCGCAGAAGATGGTGACCTAGCAAGCGACGCGCTTCAACGCTTCTTTGCTAGCCGCGACCCATTTTGGTTGGTGTTTGGCGGTCGCTTTGGTCAGCCGTACAAGCGCTGGCTGGTAAAAGCGGGCGTGGTTACGGTGACTGCAGCTAACGAGCAATCCGCATTGATTGACGTGCCTTTCACCAATTTGACCGGGTACGCACGGAGCGTGGTTAATTCGGTCGAATTTGCCGCCCACCCCGAGCTTTACGGGGGCTTTGGCATAAACTTACCGGCTGGCACTAGCTACGCTTATACGAGCTCTCAATGCGACGTGTACAACCCGTCAGACATCACCGTCGACCCACTCAAGCAACATCACGACTTGACCATCACCATCAAAGGTGCGGGCAAGCCAACCATCACCAATGCCACGACGGGCACGGAGTTTGCCTACACTAAAACACTCACCGCGTCCGATACGCTGGTGTTATCCCGCGCAAATCCCTATCTCAACAATTCGCAGGACGGCATCAACTCCGACCATGGTTGGATCGAGCTAGCACCTGGTCACAACACCATTACGGTGGCAGGGCTCACCAACCCACAGGTGACTTTTGACTTCGCCTGGTACTTCCTGTGATTGATGTCATCGTTGTGCGAGATAGGGCGCACACGCACGAGGAAATCATCACGGGCATGGATGTCTCCAGCATTTCGGTGGACGTCGAGATGGACACCACAAATCAAATATCGTTTACGGCTTACAAGCTGTCAGATAATCTGATGGCTTTTTCTTTGCTCTTAAACGAAGCACAGGTCAAATGGCACGGGCAGTGGTACACGGTCAAGCAGTGCGACTTGAGTATCAGCGGCGGCATACCCACCAAGGCGATAACCGCCATTGCGGTGGGCTTTGGCATTACGGACGTGCGGCCAAACATCACGCCGTGGGAGGTCACTGATACCACGGACGCGAATGGTAACACGATTACCGCCGTGCCACGTAAATACACGGTCGAGCAAATCATGTCGCTGGCGCTGGACGGTAACGCCTATGGTTACTCCTACAAAATTGTGGGCGGCACGGACAGCGTGGAGCTGACCAGCATGGACCGGCAAAATGCGTCCGACATGCTTAAAACCTATATCATCGACGACATGGGCTGGGTAATGACGTTTGACAACTACGTCATCACGGTAGAGTCGCTGGACAGCTTCAAACGGGACACCGGAAAGGTCATGCGCTACTACGGGCAGACTGACACGTCCACCATGTCCAACGATTCAACGAGCATTGCTAACGCCGTACGACTGTACGGAGCAAACAATCAGTATCTCGGTGAATACACCGATACCGATAGTATCGCTCAATATGGAAAGCACTACGGCGACGACATCACCAGTGATACAGCCACATCCGCCAGCGCGCTTAACTCCGCCGCGGCCAAGTCACTCAACACGACGGCAATTCCTACCTCGACGATACAGACCAACTACATCGGCCAGTGGGACGACCTCGAGCTGGGCGAGATGGTGCAGTGGATCATGGAGCCATTTGGCATGTCCCAAAAGATGATGGTGGCGGGCAAGTCCGGTAGTCCATATACCGGTGACCCCATCACCATCACGTGGACGAGTGGAAACACCAACAAGGCAAACGTGAACAGCATGCTAGACCTACAGGCACAGATAAGCAAGCAGGTATCGATGCTAAGTAAGACCGCTGCAAATGCCCAAAAGGGCGGCAGTGGCACAACCAGCGTCGATATGTCGTGGACACAGGAAGGGGTGAACCAGGTTGGCAGCTACTTTAACGACAATTGACATCTCGGAGTACCAGATTGATAGCAAGATGGATTGGCCGGGACTGATTGCCGCCGGGGTTACCTCCGTCATCATTCGGCTGTCGCATGGCCACACGCAAGACAAAGAGGCGGCCGCGCATATCGCGAGCGCTAAAAAGTACAACCTGCCATGGCATGGCTACCACTTTTACGAGGGCTCGTCTGGCGAGGTTGAGTACAGTGCCAGCATGGCCACCCAGCTTGGACTGCCCTCCACGTCGTATCTTTTCCTAGATTTTGAGGACAGCGACATCGGCGGTGACTGGTCAGCCCAGTTCTACGATTTCCGCAACAGCTGGCTGGCCAAAGGGTGGAAGGTTGGCCTATACACGGGTGATTACAACTACACGCATAAGGGCTTCGACGACGACGAGCTGACGGCCGATGGCGTGTACCGTTGGATCGCGTCATACAGCTATGAGCCAGCAAACTATGACGCTTGGCAGTACACGTCTACGGGTGGTCTTGGCAGTTACACAAGCAACCTTGACCACGATTATGACCGGACTGGCAAGCTTTCGTATGTGGCACCAGCCGTCACAACCGACCCCTTCGAACCACCAGCACCAATCGCCGGCTCCATGGTCGGCATTGGCTTCGATTCAAGCCCTGTTGGTGGTGACCGCTCATACGGCTACACGACCGACGGTAAGAATTTCTACGCGGCCATCACGCCGTGGGGCTTT